AATATTATACGGATGGCCGCTTTACCAATTTGAATTTTGAATTTCAAAATTCAAAAGTAATTCTCACCGAACTATATAATGTACCCCAATACACCGATACATAGCAAAGAGGTTTTCTCTCCCAATCGGTGTACAAGGGCATATTTGTAAATATGGCACCACCAAAACGTTTTAGAATAAATAGCAAAAATTATTTCCTTACATACCCACACTGCTCTCTTACCAAAGAAGAAGCACTTTCCCAAATTCAAGCCCTAGAAACACCAACAAATAAATTGTTCATCCGAATCTGCAGAGAATTACACGAAGATGGGAGCCCTCATCTCCACATCCTCATCCAATTCGAAGGGAAATATCAATGCACAAATCAAAGATTCTTCGATCTCGTATCCCCAACTAGGTCAGCACATTTCCATCCAAACATTCAGGGAGCTAAGAGCTCGTCAGATGTCAAGACCTACATGGAGAAAGACGGAGACATCCTTGACTTTGGAATTTTCCAAGTCGATGGAAGATCAGCTAGAGGAGGTTGCCAATCTGCCAACGACGCGTATGCCGAGGCAATCAACTCAGGATCTAAGTCATCGGCACTCTGTATATTAAGGGAGAAAGCTCCCAAAGATTTTGTTTTACAATTTCATAATTTAAATAGCAATTTAGATAGGATTTTTGCTCCTACTTTGGAGCCATTTGTTTCTCCTTTTTTATCTTCCTCTTTTGATCAAGTTCCAGAAGAACTTGAGTGCTGGGTTTCAGAGAACATCAAGGATTCCGCTGCGCGGCCATGGAGGCCCATGAGTATTGTGATTGAGGGAGATAGCAGGACAGGGAAGACCATGTGGGCCAGGTCATTGGACCCACATCACAACTACCTTTGCGGCCACCTTGACTTAAGCCCCAAGGTTTACAGCAACGAGGCCTGGTACAACGTCATTGATGACGTGGATCCCCACTACCTAAAGCACTTTAAGGAATTCATGGGGGCCCAAAGGGACTGGCAAAGCAACACCAAGTACGGGAAACCAATTCAAATTAAAGGTGGTATCCCAACAATCTTCCTCTGCAATCCAGGCCCAACGTCATCATACACTGAGTATTTAAATGAGGACAAGAATGCTGCACTAAAGGCCTGGGCAATTAAAAATGCAACCTTCATCACCCTCTACGGCCCACTCTACTCAGGTACCCATCAAAGTCCAGCACAAGATCGGGAAGAAGAGACAACCCCGCAGGAGGAGGATTGATCTAAACTGCGGGTGTTCTATCTACGTGAGCTTAGGGTGTGCAAATCATGGATTCACGCACAGGGGTCACCATCACTGCAGCTCAGGCACAGAGTGGCGCGTATACCTGGACAGTGCCAAATCCCCTATATTTCAAAATCACGAATCACGCCCAACGGCCATTCAACATGGATCAGGACATAATCACAGTACAGATCCAATTCAACCACAACCTACGGTCTCAGCTGGATTTACACAAGTGCTTCCTGACTTTCAAGATTTGGACTCTCTCACGTCATCAGACCTCGCATTTCTTGAATTTATTTAGGGAACAAGTGTTGATGTATTTAGATAATTTGGGTGTAATTTCAATTAACAATGTAATTAGGGCAGTTGATTATGTATTGTATGATGTATTAGAAGGAACGGAGTATGTACAACAATTGACTGATATAAAATTCAAACTTTATTAATTCTGTACTGAATCGTAGAAATACACTCTGATTTTTAGGGTAGCATACACTGGATTACTGGCATGAGTACAAGCCATATACAATAACAAAGCATTTTCAGTGGGATTCTCATATTTAGCCTGCTCATCATGATTGTAAGTAACATGATGATTCAACCTCCAAAAACGCTTAATGAGAGCTTGTTCCCTAGACGCATATTGTCCACCGGTGACAGTAGCACTGAACTTGTGTAAAACCTGCAACCGATCTCTCAAATCCTGCTTGATAGTAGCCGTACTGGGTTCCATCTCAAACATATTGAACGCTTCTTGGAATGCATAGAGAGTACTAACAGGGCGTCTATCTCTAACTAACCAGAATAAAACGTTGTTAGTGTGATTCTTCAGCTTAATATTCTCCTCCATCCAGATTTTCCCAATAATATAAACAGATTTTATAGTAAATCTCTTCCCAACACGGTGAGTAAGCCCGTAGCCACGAGTGATATCAGAAATACAGAGCATTTTACCAGAATGACCAACATCGTCTTTCTTCTCGAAAGACTGGACCTTACACGGGCCTTCACACCCCTTAGGTACATCAGAGCTCCTGTACATTCTGTACACCCTGGGCTTCCGATACATGGGCCTCTGAGCCCATGATCTCTTTTTGCTTGTGCCTTGGGCAATGGGGACATTCACACGGCTGACATACGGGCCGTCGAAGTTCAGACGGCGACGAGCTCTGAATGCGGGAGTGAAAATCCCTATATCGGCGGGACGCTTCGACATAGCTCTTCGCACGAATAACACTGATAAGATCACGGATCAGATCGTAACCTATTGTATCCGGAGAGTAGGTAGCTTCAACGAGTAGAAGGTATTTAACCGCTAGCATACACCTGAAACCGTGAACGGTTTCAGGGAAATCGTTAAGTAAAGGATCCCACATGTTTTAACTTTAGAATTAGGGCTGACGTATATAAAGACAAAAGTGATGTCACTATCCACTTATCTAGCGTTCCAGGCACGAACACCATTGGCCGACACAGGGGGGCCCACTACGAAATTTCGGGCGGCCATCCGGT